GGGAGTTTCAATTCCCTTCCAACCCATCTTTAGGTGGGTAACCAGGCTAACGACCTGGGTTGTTCAGAGTTCAGACCAGGTATACCTGGCTCGAACACCGGAGGTGAAGAGGTTGATTACTCAACTTCTTCGAGTCTTTGCATTGCACGGCTTATAAGGTCAGCATACCTTGAGTCATGAACGAGTTTACTCGTTTCATGGGTTAAGATATCCCGACATTCTAAGTTGTGCACGTCTATATCGTTATATTGAATCAAGTCGAGAACTTGTGTCTCACCTGCATCAATTAACAAGATGCCCCAATTTTCTTTTGCTTTTGCTACGGATTTCCGTACTCGAGGCAGTAGATTAGAAATGATTCGATTTCGCAATCTATTTTGGTTTTCACGTTTGTTTGAAGGTTTACCTTTCAAAGCAAGCTCGAAATTCATCATAGTATTGAGAAGATCTGCAATCTTTTCTAGGGTATGCCCGGCCTTAAAGAAGTTGAGAATATCAACTCTTCTAAGGAGTTCAATAATATATAACATTCCTCTGTTTAACAGATAGAGTGAAATATACTCTTGAACCCTTGAACAATACACCCTTTCCTTCCATTGTTTAGGTCCACGAATAAGTGCGACATATATGTCGTAATTACTCTTGAACTTATCCAAGACTCCTTTTAATGAGGAGCGTATTGACCATCTCCACATGGTGTCTAATTCCGAATCACTTATAGTGATTTCTGAGTCGAACCATGGTAGAAAGTTCAACACGTCCTTCATTTTCCCAAGTAAGGGGCTAACCTCTGTGTCTAAGGACACTTTGGCCCCCCTTAACGGGAATGTAATTAAGGAGCTGTTCATGTCAGGTTTAAAACCCAGGCATGACAGGAGGATTGGGGCGACTGCCGCCTTTTCGGAATGATATCCGCCTCGTTTGTTCACTTGGAAGATGAGGTTTGGGAAGTCATTCGGATACTCGAAGCCACTTAAAAGTGTCTCCGGTGATACCGTTGTCAACTCAAATCCATCAATAAATACCCGTTTAGCTATTTCAGCTGAAAAGGAATTTGTTGAGTGTGGCGATAAAGGATTCACAAAGATACATGTATCTGGTGTGAAACCCTTAGTTTTGGATATGTCAACTCGAAGAATGGATACCATAATTACTTGGTACCACTCAGCTAGTTGCTTACCCAGCATAGCCACATCATCTCCGATCACAACATATAGAGGATACTCACCTCGTGTTTGTCCAGACAGCTTTAAAGCTGTTCGGCATACCACATGGTGGGTTAGCGCTAGCATAGCCCAAGAACTATAAGCTCCGAGCGGTTGTCCAACCTGAAATTGAATAAATGATTTGTCAGGCTTCTGAAAAGATCTATTAGTAACAATGGTATACCATTGCTCTGCTATTTCTTTTGAGAAAATATGACTGATTATCTCGCGTTGTAAATGCGCGGGCAGTCTGTCTGTTGCCTTACTCAAGTCTAAGGAGTATACTCCGGGATGACATTGACCTAGGCCAGGCGGTACCGTCCACGTACGCACAACTTCAGCTACCTGATCTTGATCTTTGGTACCATCTTCTCGTTGTTTAAACAACCAGGAGAAGATCCAATGATGAAGTCCAAGTAGTGCTGATTGCGTGAACCAGTCACATATTGCGAAGAAACGTGACTTACCCCAGGCTTCGTATTTAATACTAAGTCTAGAGTCAATCATGTCTCTTTCCAATTCTGCCAAATCATTGACTGATTGGTCTGAATCAAATTCATTTAATATTGCTAGCAGGTGAGCATGCTCAACCAGCTGACAATAGTTTAGAATGTGATCATATAGTCCAGATTTACGTATTGCGTAGTTATCAACTGCGACAGTACCTAAGGCTGAACCATTTGGTCCCTTTCTAACCGACATGTGAATGTCGTTAAGTGATTTTAACTCTTCCAGTCTTTTATTTCGATATTTAGATGGGAACATACGCTCTAGTGTAGAGCGAAATGATTTATCTACTAATTTTAAAGTCTCCTCTGGAACTTGGTTATAACCAAGTACCCGAATAGTCTTTCCAATTTGTAAATCGATTATTTCGGATAGTTCCGGAATTGGGGTTACTATTGATTCATCGCTAGGTGGGTCTCCTTCTACTTCACATAATTTTATTATGTCTAGGATTAGAAGACCTGCTCGACGATGACCAATTTGGCTAGAGCTTAGAAACTCTCTAAGGTGACCTACCCTTAAGGGTAGACCATCTTGGTGGAGTTTTAACTCATTGATTCGTTCGAATGATTGGTTAGCAGCAAATCTTAGGCATGCATCGCGGACTCTTTTAAAGAGTTTTACGGTGTATACCTCTCCTTTGCTTCTGACCACTTCTTCGTACCATTCAATGTGTTTAACTAAACTCTGACTAAATTGTTCAATATTAATTCCATAGGTAAGTTGTGCAAAGACCGGGACTCTTCTGAGTAGACGCTGACAGCGTTTATTTCGGAAGAATCCATACCATTTCATATGCTGCTTATGCTTGGGATTATCTTTAGATATCTCAAGCTTAGGTAGTATGTTAAATGGTAATGGTTTAATTTTGGATAATACTTCATCTCGAAGTAAGCGACTAAGGTAAGACACTCGAAAGCGTTTACGCTTTTTAGAGTCTTTTCTTAATCGTTTACTTTTAGATAAGGTGTTATTCAGGTTCAAAATCCCCTAGAAGAGGATTTTGCACTGGAGTTGCAGGAGGTAAACCTTCTCCTTGTTTGCCTTGAGCGCGTCGTGCATTAGCACGTTCACGTCTAAGGTTTTCAAGAAGACCAGCTACCGTTTTACGGTAGCGGGAAGCTTGGTTTAGACTCTCAGTCATGTTACGTTGCATATGTTGAACATTAATCATAAGCTGTTCAACTTGCTCAAGGGTAAACCCTTTTGTAGATTTAACAGCTTTGTGCTTGTTTTCAACATACGCAGGTAACGTTTCTAGAGGGTCTAGTAAGTAAGGATTCACATCTTGCTTTCCAGATTGACCAGGGTCGTTAGCACCTGATCGTTGTCCAGTACGTTCGTTTGGTGACACGATAGTTCCTTCGTATTAATTTCATTATTGATACGCAGAAGCCATCTAGTGACCTACCTACGTACCAATACCGATCTGTCTTGCCGATCGGTGCCGTCTTATATTACTATATATAGTAATATAGACCTATACAGGAGGGGGTGACAAGCCCCATTATAGTTCGCCCTTTCTTTTAACGGAGCATATTTATATGCTATGTTTATGAGAAGGGTTGGCTATCCAGCTGCCTGTATGAACTGATCTAGGTTCACTTCATAAGTATACTTATGACATGACCTATGGTGGTCAAACCAGACTGGCATCTTTCCTAAAAGACGCAGACCACGGCTCCGTGAGGAGACCGTTG